TGTATGACATAGTGTTTATAAGTTATAACGAACCTAATGCAGATGAAAATTTTAAAAAACTTGTAGAACAATTTCCTGATAGAGTAATACATCGTGTACACGGTATTAAAGGTATTCATCAAGCACATATTATGGCTGCAAAAGCAGCAGAGACTGAAATGTTTTGGGTAGTAGACGGCGATGCAAATATAATAGATAATTTTAACTTTGATTATCAAATTGCGCATTATGATATTGATGGTAAAAACACTGTGCATGTTTGGCGTAGTTACAATCCAATTAACAACTTAGTCTACGGATATGGTGGTGTAAAACTATTACCAACACGTCTTACAAAAAATATGGATGTGTATAGCAGTGATATGACTACTAGTATTAGTAACAAGTTCAAAGGAATAGAAGTAATGAGTAATACTACTGCCTTTAACACAGATCCGTTTAGTGCATGGCGTAGTAGCTTTAGAGAATGTGTAAAGTTAGCAAGTAAAACAATACATAGGCAAAAAGAAGACGAAACGAATTTTAGACTAGAAGCATGGTGTACTCGAGGTGCAGATAAGCCATTTGGAGAATACGCAATTGCAGGGGCTATTCACGGCAAAAACTACGGTGAAAAGTATGCCGATTCCCCTGAAGATTTGCGTAGAATAAATGATTTTGATTGGCTTGAAAAAGAATTTAAGAAATCAAATGTGCAACTTGTATAACTGTTTCTAATTTATTTTTGTTAGTTTTACTGCGTAATGTATTTGCTAAACCTGTATGCAAAGGTTTTGGCCAGTGACTAAAGCTACACCAAGCATAACTACTATGTTCTTTGTTTAGCCTTGGTATAAATTCTTCATTGATTAAGCATAGATACGTATGGAAGCTAAAATTATTATCACTGCTAATAAAACTTTCTAAAGGAATTGTTTTTTTAATTTCTGGAATGAATCCAATTTCTTCTTCTATTTCTCTTTGTAGTCCTTGCCAAGGAGTTTCACTGCCTTCGTTTTTACCGCCAACTAAACCCCAACAATTAGTATTGTTAGTGCTTTTCTTAGTTCTATATAACAGTAAAAATCTTTCTGTTGTTAGGCTATAAAACAACGCACCGCTACAGATTATCTTATCCATAAAAATACTTATATTATAAAAGGATACTCCATGTACCTTTTGGATAGTAACCGTCAATACTTTCTACCCACATGTTATCACTATATACGTATTGTACTCCAGTTGTTAAATTGGTTGTAAAAACAGGTGTAGTGTATTCACTTGCATCATACACAATTGTCCATTTTGATCCTGTCCATTCTACAATATCATTTTGATCAGCAAAGAAATCTGTGTTATCAGAATTTTTCCAAGCATCGGCACCGTCGTCGTTGTAATGCAGAGTATATTGTACTTTATCATCAGGAGATATGTTACTTGCTAAAATTAAAGAAACTTGTTCTCCTATGTTTTCTATTGTTGCACCAACAGTTTCACCGTTAACTGTAACTTCTGCACTAGTAACTTTATCTGCAAGCCACCAAGATTGTTGATAAAAATATAACTTTTCTTCATCAGTTCTGTAAAATAAATCTCCTACATTTGGAGATCCTGGAAATGCTGTGCCACTATTAACATTACTAGGTTTAGTTATTTCATTGATATAATAATCTACATATGTATCAATTCTGTTAGTAGTTCCGCTAATAACAACATTACGTGAAGTAGCATTACCAATAGCATCTAAAACTAAAATTCTTACACCGGGCACCTTAACACTAGTAGGATTAAATGTCCTTGGGTTTATTATATAATCAATGGTTCCATACTGTGCTGCATTTCTCGCTGGACCTTCAATTAGTGTGTTGCTAGGCAAAGTATCTTCGTCATAATTAATTAACAGTTCTGTTGTGTTATTGTTATTTACGGTTATTGTACCTCTTACATTTGTAGTAAAATAACTTCTTCTAAGCTCTATTTGAGTTATACCTGGTTCGTATTGAGAAGGTAGTTCTGCTTCTATAACATCGAACCAGTGAACATCAGGTAGATGCAATAATTTATTAGTTGCTAACAATGCTATTTCGTCGTTTATGTTTACACCATAATTTCTGTAGCTGTTAATGACTGGGTTTAAAGTTGTTCCTAAACCAGTGCTGCCTGTTGATTGCCCAGGAAGTAACCCTTCTGGTGTTAATGCAGCTTCGCTATCAGGATCAGGTGTAAAGCCGTCTAATTCTAAATCTCCTGTATCGCTGTTAACAATACCGGTAATTATTTTTGTAATAATACCTAGTTTTTTAACTTTTGTTGGAGGCGAAATATAAATTGGAGTAGTAAAGCCCATAGTGCAAATATCAATTTCGCTTTCAGTTCCAACCGGCACTGTTCTTGAACTAAATTCTATGTTTTCCATAAACAATGTGGTTAAACTTGTCCAGTCAACATAATTATCATTTGTTTGAAATTCTAAACTAGGATTAAACAACATTAATATTTGTTCTAATAATTGTAATTTTTGATCTGTGCTGGTGCTCCATAAATCTACATTTACGCTTAATGTAAATGGACTAGGATGCAATCGTTCTACAGTATAACCTTTAGCTTGTTCTTGCAAATATGAACTAGTAGCTTCGTCAAACTTTTTTTCACGTAAATTAACTTTACTTACAAAACTACTATCACTTGTTCGACTTCTGTCCATTTCTAAGCCAGTAATATATACAGCCATACGTGGAGCACTAGGTATCTTATTTTCACTGTTGTCTTTCATAATACTAGCAACTTGTCTTGTAAGATCTCCATAAGTTACAGGTACCTGTCTTAGATCTCCATCACCGTCTTTGTAGCTAAAATTACTAAATGCTCGTACTATTTGTGTTACATATCGTCTTACTTGGCCGTCATAAAAATATTGCATTAGTTATCTGCCTTTGCTCTTAGAGCTTTACTTAGTGCTTGTCTTTCAACTACTTCTTCACCGGATATTTCGTTTATTGTAGTGTTGTTAATAAATGTTCCTAGTTGGGTATTTCTAGTATCTGTATTTGAAAGTTCTGCTCGTACATTATCTTCAACCTTTGACCACGAACTGCCGCTATATCTAAATAATCTATTAGGCAATAAATCTGTACGTAAAAAATAATCACCTTCAACTGATACAAGTGGAAATGTAGATCCAACTCCAAAAGGTGCTCCATTAGGTGGTATGCCGTCTCCAACAAGATATCCTAAGTAGCCGCTTGCAAGTGGCGTTTGAAATAGTCTATCTGCTTCAATGCCATTTGAAACATCAATTTCGTTAGTATCAACAGTAACAAGACTAACGCTACCGTCATCTTCCACTTGTACTGTATAAAATTGTTCAGTACTATATCCTGCATATTTAATATCATCATTTGCCTGTTGAACAACAGCATTGTTTATTTGCATTTCAATTTCAAAAGTACTTAGAACATCTCTAAGAGTTTTATCACTACCTTCTGCCGCTGGTAAATCTAAGATATCCTTATACTCTTGTCCATCATAGATTTGTTTTACTTTTATTCTATACAAATGTGGATACCAAGTTTGGCTAAATCCTTCGCTTGCTCTAGTAATGTCTTCAATTACATAAAATCTTTTTAAAGCAATATCTAATTCGTTTGCTGCATATTCGTCAATTAAATGCGGCAATTCTATTACGTCTCCTGGCATTAGTTTACGACCAATTGTTTTTACACTACTATTAATATGTACAGTCAAGAATAATGTATCGTTGCTTAAAAATAATCCAAATTGACTTAAATCAAAATCATTATCCTGTACGTTGTAATGCCCACGTAATGTGTACACATCCTTATCATACTTTCGATCTCTATTTTCAAGAAACAATAAATCTTGTATGTTTGTTTCACTAACTGCATCGTATTGTGGTTGATCGGAAGTAGCATCATCAGCATCAGGATTTTTTGTCCCAATGTACTTATGTATCATAAAATCTGTACCGCCGACCGTGAACATTTCGTAAATAGAATTATCTAAAAACGTATAATCATTTGACTTATGTGGTCTATATAAACTTAGCTTTGGCATACGTATATTTATCGATAAATACTATTGGAGATGAACTATGAGTAACGTAACTGCATATCAAGAAATATACGACTATGTCGAAACCTTCCTAGGCGGAGGAATGGTCGATGTTGAATTAGATCCTGTACATTATAAAACTGCCCTACAAAAGGCACTAAACAGATATCGCCAACGAACAGAAAACGCTGTTGAAGAAAGCTATATAACAATTGGGTTTGAAGAAGATAAAAACGTATATACATTGCCAAACGAAATAATCGAAGTGCGTAAAATTTATAGACGTAGTGTTGGCAGCAGATTGGGCGGCAGTGCAGATGGCGGTAGTTTGTTTGAACCTTTTAATCTTGCATACACTAATACGTATTTGTTAGCAGGTTCAGGAATTGGCGGCCTTGCAACTTATGATTTCTTTGCACAACAACAAGAATTAGTAGGACGCATGTTTGGTAGTTTTATTGAATTTACTTGGAATACAAGCACAAAAAAATTAACTATATTACAACGTCCAAGAGCTGATGAAGAAGCATTGTTATATTGTTACAACTATAGACCAGACTTTGAAATATTAAAAGATTACAAAGCAAATCAGTGGTGTAAAGATTATACACTAGCTAGTTGTAAATATATGTTAGGAGAAGCACGTAGTAAATTCTCAACTATTGCAGGCCCAGGCGGCGGAACAACACTCAATGGCGATTCTCTTAAAGCTGAAGCACAAAGCGAAATGGAAAAACTTGACAACGAATTAGCTACAGCATTAGCAGGCGGTACAGGGTACGGTTTCTTAATTGGTTGACAAATACTACTAATTATATTATAATTTAAACATGAAGAAAAAGTTATTGGTAATTGGCCACGGCAGACATGGCAAAGATACTGTCTGCGAAATACTTAGAGACAAATATAATTATAGTTTTGAAAGCAGTAGTCAGTTCTGTTCAAAATTATTCATTTATAATAATCTAAAAAACAAGTACAATTATGCTACCGAAGAAGAATGTTATGCAGATAGACATAACCATCGTGCAGAATGGTATAATGCTATTTGTGATTATAATGAAGTCGATGGAGCTCGTTTAGGTCGAGAGATTTTTAAAGAACACGATATATACTGCGGATTACGAAACAAAAGAGAATTTTTTGCAATGAAAAATACTGGTGTTTTTAATTATTGTATTTGGGTAGATCGTAGTGACCACTTGCCTCCAGAAGGAATTGATAGTATGAGCTTGACTCACTGGATGGCCGATTACACTATAGATAACAATTCAACACTAAGTAATTTAGAATTTAATGTAGATCAGTTACTAACTTATTTGCACCGTTAACCACGTACTTTTAGACTCAAAACCCCTGGTTTCTCCTCTGATAAGCTAAATACAAGTAGAAAGTATTTACCCATGAGGAGAACAACAAAATGGCACTAACATCACCTGGTGTTCAGGTTAGCGTTATAGACGAAAGTTTCTATACTCCAGCTGAACCTGGTACAACACCAATTATTTTTGTAGCAACAGCTGAAAATAAGCTGAATGGCGGGGGCACTGGAGTTGCACCTGGCACACTAAAAGCAAACGCAGGTAAGGTTTACCTGATGACATCGCAGAGAGATCTGGTAGAAACATTTGGAGATCCAACATTTGTTACTGACGTAAACAATAATGTTGTACAAGGCGGTGAACAAAACGAATATGGTTTACAAGCTGCATATAGTTATCTAGGCGTAAGCAATAGAGCATATGTAGTTAGAGCAGACGTAGACTTAAATAGTTTAAACGCAAGCTCAACACCAACAACCGCAAATCCAGAAGACGGTACATGGTGGTTAGATACACAAACAACAGAATGGGGAATTTTTGAATGGGACGCTTCAGCAGCTACAACTGAAACAGGTCAAACATTTATAGCAAAAACTCCTCGTGTTATCACAAGCAAGACAGATTTAATTGGTGCAGATGCAACTGCCGCCCCTGGAAGCTGGGTAGGACAAAAAGGCGAATATGCTGTTGTAACAACATCAAACATTGTTAAAATATATTATAAAAATGTCGACGATACGTGGGTAATTGTTGGCAATCCAGACTGGAGCGGAAGTATTCCTTCTGTAACAGGTTCAATTGCAATTTCTTCAACAATAGGTTCCATTGGTGATACTTTCGTAATCAATGCAAGCTCAGACAGTGCAGAATCAGTTCAGATTACATTGTCTGGTAACACACTGACTACTTTGGTAGCAGATATCAATGGTGCAGGTATCACAGGTGTTTCAGCAGAAGCAAGAAACAATAAATTAGTAATTTTAAACGATCGTAGCGGTAGTGACCAGATACAAATTGTAGATGGTGCAGGTCAGCCAATGGCAGCAGCTGGTATTGACGAAGGTTTCTATCTTGCTCCTAAAGCACAAATTAGTAAGCACACAGATGTACCATTATTCAAAACAAATGATAGCGATACTCGTCCAAGCGGAAGTGTTTGGATTAAAACAACTACACCAAACCTTGGTGCAGATTGGAGAGTAAAACAATTTAATGGTGAAACTGAAATTTGGAATAGAACAAGCTCTCCGATATATGACACCAATCAAGGGGCAATTTACGCACTTGATAGAACAGGCGGCGGTGCAAACATACCAGTAGGTACAGTTTACATTCAATCAAATGCTCTTGAACAAACTGCAAATACAGCAAATTTCAAAATATTTGTTAAACGTGCTGGCGGTGCAGCATCAATTACAAGTAATAAAATATTAGCATCT